TGAATTGCTTATGGCGCAAAGTATTCCCGCCGTCGCGAGACCTAGCAGGGGCAACCCGGTCACGCAGGCTTGGAGTATCGCGCAGCATGGGCGCCAAGCGGTCTTTCGACCACGCTTCGCCCATCTCGATCGTCGGCAACAGAACCAGGATCGGGCACGGATCGTTGGCGATGTGAAAGCCAACGGCGTTGTTCAGAATTTCGGTTTTGCCCACTTGGCTACTGGTCTTGATCACCACCGTCTCGACGGCCGGGTCCGTGCACGCGTCCATGATTTCGCGCTGATACTCGGCTCGAGACGTGTCCCATCGGCCCGGTTCGGGCGCCCCCTCGCTGCTCAACATGCGCGAGCTGTCGGCCCACTGGCTGACGGTCAGGCGAGGTGGTGGCGCCCAGACTGCCCGAGCCTCGGCCTCCGCCGCCCATGCTTCGTCCAAGCCGATCATTCGCTTACCTCCGGCGCGGCATCCTGAAAGGCGATGTCGCCGCCCGACAACTCCGCGCATGCCTCGCTGATAAGGTCAGTCAGCTTGTCGCGGACCGCGGATAGACTGGTCATGCCGATCAACAGCGGCGCCGCCCTGGTCGGGATCGCTAGCAACCGGGCGCGGCAGTTCGAGTAGCTCGCCGTCAGGACCGCCACCATCGCCGGCCGTGGGATCAGCGCACCGCGCGTCGTGTGATTGCGCATCTCCTGCGCGTCGGCTTGTGACGCCGCTAGCCGTGCGCGCTGCTCGACCAAGTCGAGCCCATCATCTTCTGCCGATTGTGACGCGCGGCCAGCTGCCATCTCGCGAAGATGCCGAATGTACGCGACGCGACACGCGGCCAAGTCGAGACTAGCGCGGCCGGCTTTCGGTAAAACTCCGGACGCGAGCAACTGAGAAATTGCTTGCTGCGAAAGGTCTAAATGCTCGGCGGTTTCGATCTGCGTAGCCATTTACTACTACAACCCCCTATAGGCGCGTCGTGGCTGGTTTTGTTTCGTGCGGTGCAATGCCCACTGGTCAGCTATGCACTGGAAGAACCTAACTACCCCCGGGTATGCTTCAGGTGCATGGCTCGGCTGGATGGTGACCTGCCAAAATGACTGACGCACTGACGCATCGGACGCATTTTTCCTATGTGCAGCACTAATTTGGTTTTCATCACTAATCAGCAATGAGACCGTCATATTCACCGTTGTAGAAGAGATGTGCGTCAGGTGCGTCAGTGCGTCAGTCATTGGAGCACCGCCGGAACCCAGAAACGCTCGCCGCTGTTGCCTCTTCCACCTCGATGCCAGCCTAGTCTTTCGAGTGCGGCGCTGATCCGGCGTTGGTCGGCGGTGCCCAGCTTGGGCTTGTCGAAACCCAAGCCATGAACTGCTACCTGCATCACCGTAACCCGGTGCTTTTCTTTGTCGGCATTGGACTTGATCTTGTCGGTCAAGAAGATGTTGACCGACTCCTCCCAAGCATCCGCTTCATACCGCGCATCTTGTTGAGGCTTGATGTGCTCGGCCTCAAACTGCTGATCCGGCCACCACCTTTCGCCGGCCTGCAAGGCGGCAACGGCCTCGGCAAACAGCTGATCGCGATCGTGCGCCAGGGCGTCAGTGTCTATTACCGTGACTACAACCGGCCAAAACCTCCGACCGCCCGTTTCGTCGCGAAGGTATGCGGCCCGGTTCGTGGTGCCGATGAACACGCACTGGCGCGGCTCGATCACCTCGGCCCGGCCGAAGCTGGGGCGGTAGCGTTCGGTGGTGCGGGTGATGAACGCCTTCAGCGCCGCGGCCTCGGCCTTGTCGAGCGCGGACATCTCGGCCACCTCGATCAGCCATTTGCCGTTGAGGTGCTGCGCCACGTCCTTACCGCCGCTGCGGAGATCCGGCAGAGAGTCGCTGAACCACGTCCCGGCCAGGATGGCGCAGGCCGTCGACTTCCTGGCACCCTGCGCACCTTCCAGCACCAGCATATAATCGGCTTTGCAGCCCGGCCGCATGACGCGCGCCACCATGGCGATCAGGAACATGCGCCCGATGCCGGCGGTGTAGGCGTTGTGGTCGGCACCCAGGTAATACGACAGCCAGCGGTCGAGGCGCTTTGTGCCGTCCCAGCGAAGGCGGCCGAGATAGTCTCTCACCGGATGAAACTCACGCTCAACAGCCCGACGCTGCACAGCCTGATGCATGGTGTCTTTCGACAGGCGGGTGAGCCCGGCGCGCTGAAGAGCTTCTTGAACGAATGTTACGTCAGTATCGCGAACAGGTATGAGTGCCGGCCCATTGAGCATGTCGGCGCGAAGCATTGCATCTCGGCTGAACAGGTCTCGTAGTTCGCCCGCGTGTCGTAAGGCGTATAGTGCGTTAGCAAGGTTGGATATTGGTTTTCCGTCGTCGTTGGTCTGCCAGCCTTGCTTCCACTCGTCCTCGCCAGCCTTGTCCCAGATCCGCCGCAGCTCGCGCTTGCCATCGGCGATCCCCTTCTCCTCCGTCCAGGCAGACACCTCCGGGTCAAGCAGCATGGCCTCGACCATCTGTTCGAACGTCTTGCCATCACGACGGAGCGCGGCGCCGGCACGGAGCGCCGCTGCTGAACGAGACTTGTCCCGGCCCGCCATATCGCGCTTGCGCCCCGCTGGTGTCGGCCCGCGTTCCTGTGCCGCTATGGGTGCGTCGGCTTCATCGTCCGCGCCAAGGTTGACCATCGACGGGCCGGCTTCCTGCAGTAGCCAGCGCAGCGCATCGGCTTGCACCTCAACCAGCTCGGCCGGTGTGCCTTCGAGATGCAGCCCGGTAACGGCGAAGTAGCGGCCGGCGGTGTAGATCTCGATCCCAGGCGGGTGATCATCGCCGGGTTGCTTGAACGCCTTGCCGCCACCCTGGCCCAGCAGCGTCGCCACCTGATCGAGGACGCCAGCACTGACCAGAAAGAACAACTTGCAGCCGGTCCCGGAAGGCGAGATCTCGGCATATGTGCCGAAGCGCTCCAGCACCTCGACTGCCCATGGGGCGAAGATGCCGATGTCATCCCGGCAGGTATCCAAGTCGATGCCGGCAAGGTTCAGGCCGGCGTTGTCCCCATCCAGACTGCCCAACTCCAGCCCGACGCCGCCGATGCCATAAGGCTTCGGCAGCTTGCCTGCTGTTACTTCGGCCTGCGCGCGCGTGCCCCAAGTCGTCGGGTCGTTCGCCTTGGCCTTGCGCTGCTTCCTCGCATCGTAAGGGACCTTGGTTGCTTTGCCGTTTCGGTCCTCAGTCTGCCACGCCACCCAACGCGGTAAGTCTGCCAAGCTGGCGAGTGTGATGTTACGAGGCGCGCTCATGCATGCCCTGCGGTCGGGTGCACCGAGATGGGCCGCAGATCCGGCCAGAGCCGCCTAAGTCCGGTCGTTGCTTTCCGGGTTATGTCGGCTGTCGACCGGCCGCATTTTGTGCAGACTGCCACCGCGATGTGGTTAACGGCACCGCCGCCGACCGGACCTGCAACGACGAACGAAAACTGATTGTTCAGTATAGGGCGCGGACAACTCACACAAAGCATCGGCGACCTGGTGCGCTTGGCAACATCGATCCGCTTCGCTGTTTTAGAGATCAGCGTGAGCAGCCTTGCTGCTTCAGCATCGCCCTGCAGCGCATCCGTCATTAACTCGAGAGCTTCAGACTGCCGGATCACCAGCATGGTGAGCATGCCGGCCGCTTCCTCGTGAACGGCGCGAATGCCGTCCGCCCAAGTCTTGTTCGGGATCGCGTTCATCGCGCGATCGTCCTCAGCTCGGCCGCCAGAAACGCCAGCCGCTCGGCCTGGTGATGGAACCCAACCTGCAACTGATGATCGGCCAGCCTGTCCAGCATCGCAGCGCGGGCCTGGCGCTGGTCGGGTGGCGTCGTCGGGATTGGCTTGCGACGGCGCTTGGTAGTGGTGAGCTTGGATTTCATGTGGAAAGCCTTTTCGAGCCTTCCCTGACGCTTGACCGCCGCGCACTTCCCGCTATCTATCGGTTGTCCTCTCCGCCCGAGAATGACTGCCGTCTGAGACGAGAAGCGCCGCCGTCCTGTGCCAGGGGCGGCGGTTTTTCTATGCGGCGACAGGCTGGCGGTTGTTCAGCTTTGCCGAGACGAACTCGGCAATCTCTTTCTCGACCCAACCGATCGTGCCGGGGCCGAGATGCACGCGCTGAGGGAAGTCGCCTCTCCGCTCCAGTCGGTCAATGTGCATGCGAGACCACGGGATGCCGTAGCTGGCCTTCAACTCCGAAAAACGAACGATCTTCATAGCAAACCGCCTTGCGTCTGTCGCATGTGCAACAGGTAACAGGCCGGCCAAAGTGTTGCAAGTGCCACAGGCGTGTGTCAGGTTATAAGGCGATGACCCTA